ATCTGTTATTAGTTCTACAATACGGGTACTATTTGAATTATCTCTTATAGACAACATTTCGTCGAACTGCGGATATCTTAGTATCACTCCAATATCTTCAGTTAATAATACTTTATTTGTTGTAGATTCATCCTTAACTACCGTTAATTTTGTTATATCTAATGTGTGATCTATTTTTGTTCCACATTCGCAATTAATTACGATGTCTGCAGTTTCACTAATTGATTTTGCTCGTATATTTAAAAATAAGTATTCAACATCAAAGTGAGCTAATTTTGATATATTTAATTTATTGAATGTGCAATTATCAACTAATTCAGTTACAACTCTTGTTATTTCTGAAACATCTGCTTCTACAGTTGTTAAGAGTATTTTATATTCTTTTACTAAAAATGGTCTGTACTTAACTTTTTTATTTGTAGATGGTAGTATTAATTCATACGTTGGGGTTTCTAATATAGGCAATGCCATGATGTATCCTTATAAAATAACTTGCAAAATATCTAATGTTATTATAGTCCACCGCGTGTGCCGCGATCAAGGCCACCAATAACAGGAGATGCTCTATCGATAACTGGTGATGGGTTAATAAGATTATTAATAAACGGAGGTCTCAATTTTGGATCAAAATTTGTTTTTGCTCCGCGGCCTCTGAAACTAGGATGTTCAGCAAACCAACGTCTGTATGTAAATGTCATGTTTAATCTACCTGCTTGATTTACTGCACCAGAACTAAGATCTACTAAACTCATTGCACGCGGAAAAGCGTCTTCTAAATAAATTGAATACGTTTCCTCATCTTTTATATCTACCTGATTGTCAAAAGTAAGCAGATTTACCGATGAAACTTTTGGAGCCAATTGAGATATTTTAATTTGAGACACATATTCTTCGGAATAGTTGACATTAAATGAGTTTGGGTTTACTATTTTAAACATCCATGCATCAAAAAATGCTTTTACTTTCATTTTTTCATCTAAATAAAACGTCATACTAATAGCTTCGCCATTAAATTCCGATGATACTGGGCGTTGATATGCAGGACCATATAATTTTAGTCCCTTAGTTGTTACTGACATTCCCGGCAAATTTGTTATTTCGCAATATAAACTAACTAACCTACTTTCATCTGAAAAATTCTGCAGGGCTTTGGGTGGTAATATTTGTACTTCAAATTTATTTGATTTAGCTATACCAGATCTTGATATCTCTGTTCTAAAAGTATCTATATTAAAATTAGACATTAGGTTCCTTATTATTGACTTCTATTAGCATCTTGCCACACTGCAGTCTTTTGTGCACCTACAAATTTTTCAACCGGTAATTGTGAAGCTGTTACCCAATCTTGATAATTAATTTTATAAAATCTTGATTGTACATGACTATTTAAATAATGCTTTACCGCAAATTTTGCGGGACTTAATTTTGATGTTGCATTTAGCAATTTCCATGATAATTGAATTCGTTTATCACTATTTGTAGTAACAGTATATTGTGTCAATATATCTAAAATTTTAAATCGCATTAGATATGGTAAGTAATGTAGGTTTATGCCGTAAAATCCACCAGGTACTTTTCTAAAAGGTAATACTAGCGGCATTCTATCATAATAAGGTAGTTCATTTTTAAATTTAGGATCATACATGAACAGATACATTTCACCCGGCATAATAGTCGTAACCATCGGGGTTTCCCGCAATACCTGTCCGGTAGATCCCGCCATTTTTCCTAAATTAAGAACTTGTTGTCTATACCATTGGTAGGATTTCTCCTGACCCGCGGCATTTAGGCGTATTGTTTCAAAAGGACTTTTCGTTGCCATTTAATTTTTTAATTCCCAAATCTTTTTCTGTTAAAATAACAAATTTCATGTTACGATCTTTACAAAATTCAAATGCTGCTTTCCACTTAGCATCATTAACCCCATATTGAAATACCTCATCTATAAATCGTTTTGTCTTTTTCTTTGGTATTTCTGGAGGTTTAGTAAATTTTTCCGGTTTAATCTCTATTAAGTACTTTTCTGTGCTATTTGTCTTAGTAAGGACCTTTATATAGAAATCTACAAAATATCTATGTGCTTTATTGTCAATCGGCGAAATATATGGGATTATTACTGTTTCCGATCCCCATTCCACCACGGAAATGCTGCTATCGCACCATTTCATAAATTTAAGCTCCCACAAAGAACGATATACAATATTTGTGATATCTCCCTTATATTTTGTAGCATTTACTACTCTAAATCGGCCCTTGTAGGTTTTGGTGTACATAACTCATATAAATAATTAATAACTATAATATTTATAGGAAACAAATGGCTGATAATATCAATCCAAACTACACAAATATCAGGGCTACCGAATATAATAATAAAAATCCATTTGACAGTATACGACAAAAAAATAATGGATACAACATAGGTACACTTAGTTATCCTGCAGGATTGGGCGTACAGCCGGATTTACAACATTATGTAACATTTTTTATAAATGTTCGAAGTAAATCTAAATTTGTCAAAGACAATTCTTATAAGGTTATTGCAGATAAAACAGGTGAAGCAGCCGGTGGGAGTGTAAGGAATACTTTAAACCCGCAGGATACCGCATCCAAGTTAATTTTTGGCGGGATGTTGGGATTATCTGTATATGGAGCAGGCAAAGGCTTGGCAACAGCAGCCGGACAAATATTAGGGGTATCAAATAATACAAATCCTACAAATAAACCATCCAATCAACCGGCCGCGGCAAGGGTTGCCGGAAAAGCATCGGCCGCTACGCTATTTGGGGGTATACTGGCCGCGGCTGGCGCCGTAGGTGCAGGCAGTTTAGTATTGGGCTCACAGATACTGCAAAAAGATTCTACTCAAAGACTCATAGACGTAATAACATTACAAATGCAGGAAAAACCTAGTGTAACTTACGGTATAAACTACCAAGATAAAGATTTAGGAATTTTAGGTGGTTTTTTGGGCGGAGATAACTCCGCAGCAGATTCTGTAAATTCTACAACCAGGGGCGAAGGCCTTGCAATTCAAGCAGCCCTAAAGGTTGCACAGATACCATCAATATTGCCGGGAATGGGCGGATTGGGTAATATATCAGACATTGTACAATTCGGAGCAAAAGTAAAAACAAATCCTTTCAGAGAAGTATTTTTTGAAGGGGTTGATTATCGTAAATTTAATTTTAGATATAAATTTATGCCAAAAAATAAAGGCGAAGTTTTATCTGTTTATAATATCATTAGTAAATTTAAGGAACACATGCATCCCGAATTAGCAGCCGGCGGAGCATTTTTTGTATATCCTTCTGAGTTTGAAATTGCCTATTATTATAATAATAAAGAAAATGGTTATTTTAATAAAATTGCAACCTGCGCACTAACAGATTTGAGTGTTGATTATGGGGGCGAGCAATTCTCATCTTTTTCAGATGGTGCTCCCACTGAAATTAATTTAACATTGAGTTTTAGAGAACTAGAACTTATTACAAAAGAATCTATAAGAACTCGAGGATATTAAATGTTTTTTGAAAAATTTCCTTTATTGTTATATACGTTAGATAATAATCGTACAGTGCAAACTGTTCCAGATATTTTAAGACGTGCAGTATTGTCTAATGAATTAAAAAACAACAGTTCTGTTTTTGATCAGTATGATATTAAAGATGGAGAAACTCCTGAAATTGTTGCCGATTATTGGTACGGAGATTCTAACCTGCATTGGGTTATTCTAATTGCCAACGATATTATAGATCCCAGATTTGATTGGCCAATGAGCTATTATAATTTAGTAGAATTTGTAAAGGGCAAGTACGGAGAAGAAGATGTGAATAGCCTACATCATTATGTTAACCCGCAAGAATATATTGTATCCGGTTATAGAGCAATGGTTGAAAATTCTTCATATACATTACCACAATCAATACAGTTTCAGGCAACAACCGGCGTACAACAAATTAATTTAGTTCTACAAAATTTTCCAACAGGGTCGTTATTTCCAGTTACAAATCTTATGTATGAAACTGCCGAGAATGAGAAAAAGAGAAGAATTAATATCCTAAAACCCGAAATTGTTTCTACCGTTGAAACAAACTTTAACACAATCATTCAACAATGAGTATTTCTACACAATCTTCTCTGCAAGCAGCGGGTGAAATAAATATTGAACAACTATTTCTAGTCTCGACTAAAGGAACGATATCTTTAACAGATTATCTTGTTGAATTGAATATTTACGAAAGTATTTTTAATAACGTATTATCCGGAGATATTTTATTATCTGATAGTAGAAATTTACCAAAAGAATTAGATTTAGTTGGGGATGAGTATCTAGTTATTAAAGTTACTACACCAGGACTTATTAATTCAATATATAAAACTTTTAAAATTATTTCAATTGCAGATCGTATACCGGTCAGAGATCAAAACACACAATTATACAAATTTAAATTTATATCTCAAGAAGCATTAATAGATTCATTGAGTCCGTTATAT